AACTTGGGAAGAGCGATAGATGCAAGGTTACACACCGCCGTTTCATCCTTGTCCGTATGTTCCAAAATTTCACAGCACAAGTTGGAGGATTTAATGGTACCGAGATTCTTTTGGTTTGATTTTTCGTTGCATGCGTCCTTGTAAAGCATATACGGTGTACCCGTCTCGCTTTGAGACTTGATGATAGCCTTCCAAATGTCTGCGGCGGGAACAACCTTGTTGGCTAAACCCTCGCGTTCATACTTTTCATAGAGTTCTTCAAACTCTTTTCCATACACATCAGACAGACCTTTCGCCTTGTCTGGGCAAAACAAACTCCAATTTCCACCCTCTTCAACGCGCTTCATGAATAAATCTGGAATCCACATGGCAGAAAACAAATCTCTACACCTCGCTTCTTCGTCACCTTGATTGAGGCGAATTTCCAAGAAATCGAGGATGTCTGCATGCCATGGTTCCAAATACACTGCGATAGAACCCTTTCTTCGACCAGCCTGGTTCACATAACGAGCGGTTGCGTTATACACCCTCAACATTGGGATGATACCATCAGACGTGCCATTTGTACCCCTGATATGTGATTTGTTCGCACGGATGTTGTGTACGTGTAAACCTATACCACCAGCCCATTTTGAAATTTGCGCACACTCCTTGACTGTGTCATAAATCCCATCAATGCTATCATCCTTGTTCGCCACCAAGAAGCATGACGACATTTGTGGGCGAGGCGTGCCCGCATTGAAGAGTGTGGGTGTCGCATGAATGAAAAGACCCTTGCTCATGGCGTCGTATGTTTCAACCACGCGTTCGACATCTTCACCATGAATACCTATAGATACACGAGCGTACAGATATTGGGGTGTTTCGATGATTTCATTATGTATCTTTTGGAGATACCCTCTCTCGAGTGTTTTCAACCCAAAATACCCAAAGTCGTAATCTCGTTCAGGCTTGATATGTCGATCAATGTGTTTTGAAACCTTTGCGACTTCTTCTGTGACAATACCCGCATCATACAATTTCTGCATGGCTTCAGAAAACGTAGAGGGAACACGCTTCTGAATGTTACTCGCAACGATCCGCGTTGCGAGAACTTCATAGTCTGGATCACTGGTAATCATACCGATGCATATCTCAGCTGAGAGTGTATCGATTTCATGTGTTTTAATGTTATCATACATCGACGAGAATACCTGTTGTGCAATCATCGATGCATCGACATTTTCAGATAATCCATGCGTGAGTTTTGAGATCCTATTGGTGACCTTATCAAATTTAACGTCTTCAATACGACCAGATCTTTTGATAACCCTCATTTTATAAATATACAAATGAATTTTTTATATTACTTTCTCGTGAAGTCTCTGCTCCTGACTGGCACTGGGCCAGCTACTTCAAATTTGCGTTCGGGCTGAGCAAGGTGGCTATTGGTAAAAAATGGACCAATTGTACCAGCTTTAGCCACTGGTGGATAAGATGCTATGAAGCAGTTACCTGGTTTACATTCAGGGCGGAACTGTGGGCATGCATCCTTGGAGTATGCCTCGTCGAAATCGGAAACCGAAAGGTTCATTTATAATTACTGATAGTTTTTTTCCAGGACTATATTAAATGTGTGATAATCTTCACCTGAATTCTATGAAGCAGTGTGCGACACCTTTGAACACACTTTTCTTCTCGTCGTTCAATGTAAACTTACTTCAGCGTGGTATTCGCCAAGATTTTAGAAACAAAACTGGAATTTCGATCGACTACCAAAATGAAGATGATTTATATGCTATTATGCGCGTCGTTTTCATAAACAATGCAGGTGACCATAATTCTCGTGTAAACGAACAGGTGAAATTTATGAATTCAATTGTCATAAACACAGCTGTTGGTCAAATACAATCAGGTGTATCTCAATACATGGGATACATTCATGATATGGACCGTGGTCTGGAACCAATCGATGCCCCGGTGAATACATCGACCGTCGGTAACAAGATTGGAAAAAATAATAAGATTGGATTGACTTGAGATTATATTTCTTCTGGTGTTTACATTATGATGGTTTCTACTCCTATGACTTCTTGAGAGCTATCTCCTATTATGGAATCTTCTATGATATCATCGGGTTTAACCACTTGTTTTTCTGGGGATGTCTCTATCTTTATAGCCTGCTTTGGTTTTTCGAATACCTTTTTTCCGTAAGTCACAAAAACCACGGCCGCTGCCGTGATTAAAGCCATCATAATCACTGTATAATACAACTTCTTGTTCATTCTATACTTATACCACATAAAGTTTTCGAGACATAGATACATATGTGTCTAAACCAATACAAAACCGAGACGGAATTGATTTGTAAACAGAAAGGGTGGACAAATGCGACCGTGGATACGGTGTGGCTTCTATTATCAGAAGAAATAGGTGAGTTAGCGTCAGCTATTAGACAGTACAAGAAAACATACAAGAAGATGAATTTGAAAAAGGAGCGAGGTACAGACGTCATGATGGAAATGGGTGACGTATTTAGTTACTTGTTTCAATTGTCTTATATGTTAGATGTAGATTTGGATAAGATGTGGGTGGAGCACGGTAAAAAGATGAAATATAAGAAATATAATCTGCGGTAGTATAAAGATGCCTTTGACCGACGAAGAATCTATAGATAGGGTTAATCCATATGTACAACATGATTTTTTCATGCCTGGTACAAGCCGACAAATGATTGATTTCGCTGCACATAAGCCACTAGTTGAAGAAATGCCTAGACAAGAATACAGAAGCCCTGCATGTGACAGCGCTATCATGATAGCGGGTAGAATAGGTAAGACGAAACCATGTGCTTTATATAGAACTCTATACCCAGGAAGAAATATACAATATGACGATGATCCAAAAATACGTGTCCCACAAAACCAGACTGTTGGTCAAAAAGAAGAACCTACTATGCGTAATAACTTGGTTGGTGGAGCGGTTCTGCTTCTATTAATTGCAGCACTCTAAAGAATTTCTCTAGACGTGCGTCATTTATAGATGTTTCTATGATACGAGGTAGTTGATCAACACATATACTTTTAATGAGGTTCTTTTGCCACGAACATTTCATGTTTATAACAGGTGGCGAAAACGTTGGATCCAGTATTTTAATAGCATTCATTATTCTTACGATGCTTCTTGTGTTGTTGTTTTCACACAATACACTTTCCAATTCAACTAAAGCCATTTTTCTCCTGACTTCAGTTGTTTTTTGAATCATAGTATCTAGAAATTGCTCATATCTAAGAGTTTCTGTGACAACTTTTATATTTTTCCAGTCTCCTATTGGTTTTGTGTTTAAATGTTCTCTTACGTGTTCGTAACCCACACCAGTTTTGTATCTCACAAAATCTATTTCAATTATATCCGAATTTTTATCGATATCGTGTAATACAAGAGCTGATTTTACGAACGAGGACATATGAATTATGTTAACATAAATTCTCTAACTGCTTTAAATACCTAAGTCGACTCACGCTATGTATAAAATTAACCATGTTCAACTCAATCGTGAATAATACATTTTCTTATTATCTGACTCTCGATGAGTTCAGAAACGGTATACCAGAAGATATAAGGCCATCATGGGTAAAGCTCACCACAATCACCATGGTATCCAGTTTCAATAGACCATTGGACATAAACAGACTCAGAACATGTTTTGAAAAAATATCGCCAATTAGGATTCGAATGTCTGGTAAAAAATCAGAAGGTTACGAATGGTCTTTAAAGCCAACTACGTTTTATAACCAAATCACACTTTGTTACAAAGACATGTACAGTATGAAATCTATAAAGCTCTTCCCAAACGGAAGTATTCAAGTAGCGGGGTGTGCAGACTTGGTGAACTGTAAGCACATCATTAAGCAATTGTCTTTACTTTTGGGTAAATTATTGAGTGACTCTTCCATACCTCCACTTGATACTTTTAGGGTGGTGATGATAAATTCAAACTTCAGTCTTAACTGGAACATAAATCTTATGCAAACGGCGGATCATTTTGAAAAATACTCCGATATATTTAAAGTGTCTTTTGAGCCAGACAGGTATTCGGCGGTAAAAATAAAATTTAAACCAGCGGAAGACATGAAAGAGGTCACGACAAGCATTTTTAGTACAGGTAAGGTGATTATTACCGGTGCAGAGACATTCAAAGAGATTGCGTTTGCATATAACATAATTAACCAGCACATAAATACGAATCAATCGATTCGGGTGAATAGGGTCGCTGATGATAAAATAGAAATCTTTGATACATTATCAGGAGCAAACATAAAAGATATAATCAGTAAGCTGAAGAGCATGGGTGTACAATCGTGGAAACGAACAATCTCAAATAGACAAATTAATTTCTGATGTAATAATAAAAATGTCTCAGCGACTTGGAATGGCTGATGGCCGATGCTTCACCGTGAACTCGTCTAGCCAATTGTACAACAACTACCTCATGAACAAGAATGGAATCTCGTACGAAGATAACTATTCCTTTAGAAAGCTCCTCCAATCTAAGGGTACACAATTGTTCAATGACAAACAATCCAAGACTAAATGTGCTTCTTGTGATGAGCCATTGGTCAACACCCGCAACATCTATTAGATACGTAAAATTAGCTTTATTTTAATATACTACTTTTCTAGAGAATGTGTCAGTGTGCCATATGTCTCAATGAGGTGAGAGAGACGAGACACAATAAACCTATACGGTGTGGACATCTATTTCATTCACATTGTCTAGAAAAATGGAAAGCAAAAGGTAAGCAAACGTGCCCAGTGTGTAGAAAGATATTTGATGGATCTAATTTTAAAGTCCAGATTACAATACATAATATGTTTGAAAGTACATCGAATATGATAGAACTACAAGATCAGTATATATTTGACGCACTTGATATATTTTTTGATATTGAAAACGAAAATGACGTATCAAGTCTTCTTTCCGACTTTGGAGTGAGTGTGTCCGACTTTGATCCCCTTGTTCTTAACACAGAATGAACTGCAGTACGTCTTGTAATTTAAACCAGGGTAATTACGAGAGGCTTTACGCGGATCAATAATTACATTTCCTTTCGCGTCAGTGACGAGTGGTCCAGTCGCCCACCCTCTTTTATGAGCAAATATGTTTGCCTTAAAACGCATGATTCTACCTGGTACTAGTTTAGGCATAGCTTTCTTTACACGAGCGAGAGGTACTTTAAAAAATCCAGCTATGGCTTCGTGGGTGTTACCTTTCTTCACTTTATATTCGACCTCATTCACCTGTTTATAAAAGTGAAAGTCACCCTGCCTGAAATAATTAGATGGGTTTCCGGGTGCTATGAACATCATGACCTTATAGTACCCAGGTTTACACTTTTCTTCAGCTTTCGCCACATAGACTCTCTTTGGATTATCAGCGACGACTCTTTGTGGTAATTTCTTACAACTCACATATGAATGATTCATGTTCTTCATACCAGCTCTCTCACCGGGAACACTTTTATATGATCTTTTCTTTTCATAATCACCGACTGCATAGGCATAACAGTTATTATTATTTATACCTA